CCGATGCCGGTTACCTTGTACGCATTGTCGACGCCAGAGTGCGCCTGCTCGAATGCGTAAAGGAACTCTTGAACGTCTTCGGGGGTTAGCGTCGGATCGAATCGCAAGATGTAGTTAAGCGTCGCACCGTTCTCAAAGAACTTAAGTTTGTGGTGCGTCGCTGCGTTATCTGCGTCAAGTTCACGCAGAATCGGGGTCATCCAAGACATTCCCTTATAGGAAGCCTCAGGATCAGGGATCGGCGCAAAGTGGCAAACTTCGTCTGGGAAGAAAACCTCAGGCGTTGCCTTCTCGGAGAAACCGCCCGGCCAATAGATGTAACCGAGGATTGTGGATTCGGTCGATTCTACGTGAGCTTTATCGTTACCAGGAACACCACGGACAATATAAACCCAGTCAGGACGCAAGCGCTTAAGTACACCGTCGCGACTAATCCAATAACTATTGCCCGCAAGGTCCGCATCTAAAAGCATCCTTGCCAAAAGATCGCCGGTTGTACCGCCTGGCCAAGGTTGTTCAAGAATGCCAAGGTCACTAGTCCCGAACATCTCCGTCGGCTTTCCTGCCCGGATGCGACGGAACTGGAATCGCGCCTCAGAGAAGACGGACATACGCGAGCGCATGAGCGCGAAAACGACGGAGTTGCTTTTCATCCCGCCGATAGTGACCCCGAGGAATCCTGGTTCGATTCTCTCAGTCTTGTCCGGCATTGCGGCCGGATAGCCGTAGTACTGATTTCCGTTAAAAGCGAAAACCCTGTCGCGCGGATCGATTCCCGCGAGTGACGCACGTTCGAGAGTATCCAACCCCGGCATAAGAGATTCTACTGTGCCGTTAGTTAGTTCTCGCCGAATCCTGCTCCAACGGCTCAAAGCATTACCCTCCGCTAGAAGCAATGAACGGCTTACGCCTTGCAGGTAGTTTCTGGTGACCCCAGAGCGCGAGCGTAACTGCATATAGGGGGGAGATGTCTACCGCGAGCGAACGTCGTACCCATTTGAACAAACCTTCGGTTTGCTCCTTCGTGCTTACCCCCGAAATGGCGTTGTCTAGATCTTCCTGATTCAAATGGCGAATCGAATCGTCCTTCATGATTCCGTCATAAAAGGCACCGCACGCTTGTTCTTCGTCGGCACCAGAGGCTTTCATCAAGATGTGCCCCTTGCCGATCTGCTCTAAAGCGCGCTCTAGCTTGTTTAGAAGAGAACCGGCGGGACCGCGAGGGGCCACCACTACTCCACGAATTCGATTCGAGCGATCAGATACGAGTTTGATAACGCGCGGAATTACCCAGTCAGTCCCGGGCCGGTGGTCAACTAAGTCAATAATCGTTTTCTTCGTGCCCTCAAGCGTCCCGGCAGCGGCAACAGATGACCACGAAAGCTCAGGTGTGCAGTCAATCGCAAGGATCATTCCTGGCTCTGCTTTGCCACGGGTACCGCAATCCCGCCACATGCCCTCTGGGATGACAGACCAGCCGCCTAGGGATGCAGGCCACTGTCCGACTCCCAGACGCTCTCTGGCGAACATAGGGAGATCGTTGCGCATAGCAGCTAGTTCGCCGCGAATGAAGTCTTCTGACGGACCGATGCTCATTCCCATAGAAGGATTAGCGCGCGCCCAATCCTCAACTGAGTTGACGTCGTAGTCTTCGGGGTCTACCGACCATTCCGCATAGTAAAGCCTTTTATCTTCCGGGTCCTTTTTCTCAGCTCGAATGCGAACGTCATTTAGGGCTGTACTGATTTCCCATCCGGCAGAGGACGTATACCAGAGTTGAGGATTGGGACGCGAGGATAGGGTAGGAAGCAAAGCTGCTTTTGCCTCAGAACCAAGGTTATAGGCCTCGTCCCAATAGACCGTATCCACAGAGAATCCCCGGCCGGAACCTGTCGTACGAGCAACAAATCGGAGCCGGTTCCCGTTTCGTAATTCAATGCCTTCATCTCCATGGGACCTAGGCATGCTCTTTACCATTTTACGAATCTCAGCCGGCGAATTCTCAATCAGGCCTGCGATACGCCTATAGGCTTCAATGGTCGTCTTGAATTCGTGGCTCGAATGAAGCTGTAACTTCTCTCCGAAGAGGAAAAGACCGGCAAGCTCACGAGCCTCTAGGATCGATCCTTTGCCGTTCTGGCGAGCTACGACTAGGCCAACCTCGAAAGCCGCCCATGTGCCGTTAGCGCGCTGTAGGCACGCGTTTCGTAAGACGTGCCTTTGCCATGCGTAAAGATTCAAACCACAGGCTTCCGCCAATTCGCACGCTGCGTCCCCGGCAGAGTAGTCGGGAAGGGATTGCGGGAAAAACTCAACACGGGGTGTAGGGATTCCGAGCATTAGCAGAGTGTAGACAGCAGAAACCCCCGAGTGCCGGGGCGTGGCACTCGGGGGTTTCACTGCGAGTGTGGGATACGAACCCACTAACGGAAGATCACGCTCTAATTCCCACTTTAGCTACACCGCAGATTCTACCCGTTTCCGCATTGTGGGGAGTCGCAACCACGTACCTGCAATTCCGAAGAATCACCCGTTTCTTGTTGAGTAGCGTCAACTCAGCCTGTTCCGCCACACAGGCAGGCTCGCAGCGTCTATCAGTCTACTTCTTTGACTTGTTCTTCGCCTGCTTGGCAAGGATCGGAGTCACGCGCTGAGTGTCTTTCGCGTACTTCTCAAGATGCGTAGCCCATGCCTTCGAATCGTAGTTGTTCGTACTACTCACTTCTTTCGCCCCCCAAAGTAGATTTTGTCTGCGCCCAAATCACGCATCTTGATTACGACTAGTCCAATAAGAACGGAAGCGAGGAACCACCCCGTACTCCATTGAATTAGCCCCATGAAGAAACAGAAGATGGAAACCAGCATAAACACCCGGTCCATCTTGATCCCTACGTATCGCTTCATGTCGTCTAGAACACAATCGCAGCGATGATAATTCCCGTCACGCACAAAAGGAAAGTGACCATTACCAAAGCAGCCGCAGTGTTCGAATTCATACCGCCTCCTCCCGTGCCTTCCGCATCGCTTTCCGCACCATTATGAATTTGGTGTGCTTCTTTGCCGCGACCCATCCCACGTACGGACCCCACAGAATTGCGCCGAGAAGGAAGGTTAGGAAGTAGCTGAGCATCGTCGTCTTCTATCCGAGTGGAAACCTCTTTGCAAAAGTCGGCATTCATCTGTTGACGCGCGTATTCGTCGACATAGCTTTTTACGCGATCGATCATCCCGTCTTCCGGATAGAAAACCGCGACCACCCTAGGCGTCACTGCTAATTGCCTTTCGTCCGTGGTGCGGAAGTTTCATCTGTTCGTAAGGATTTACGTTACCGTCCCGCATTATTAGGGAGTATGGAAAATCCTCGTACTTTCCCTCTGGTGCATAACAGCGAACGCAGTATTCGAACTGAGTGTTGGCGAGAATGTCTAAGTCGTACGGCATTAGTCCAAATCCTTATCGTAGACTTTCACGGCCCTTCGGTTTTCTGGCAGAAATAGGAGTGACACCAGCCATGCCCAAAGGATCATCAGTAGTATCGGAATGTTTATAGTCCCGTAAACTCCAAAGGCTAGAAACCCGATACGCATGATCTATTTCCCCTTGCGGTAGTCCGGCATCGTCCATCCACTTTGCCGCTTCAAGAGCCTTGTCAAGCCAAACGCCAATCGCCTCAAGAAAGTCAACGTGCACGATAACGTGTGTAGCGTCGTCCACATCGGTTTCGTCTTCATCCATTTCGGGATTGGCGGCTTTGAGTTTGACGGCTTTCGCGTGGACTACCAAATCGTTGATCTTCTGTCGGCAGTTGCGAATCATCGAGGTTCGGATATGGGCTTTCGAGCTAACCATTAGGCACCTCGGGAATGCAGGTACCTCGCCTAGCTACTCTTTCGTCCGGAGTATTCGGAACATGGAACCGAACCATGGTCGGAGCTTGAGGGCAATTGCGCAAAGCCTGCGTCATTTCGGTTGCCGTCGCGAACTGAACGGCGGGAGGTTCGGTAATGAGCTTCGCCCAATGCTTACCGTCGTGAACGATCTTTACGTTGCAGAAGCGGCACTCAAGATTTTCCACGGTTACGCTCCATGTTCTTCGCGAGTTCGTTCAAACCGTGCTGTCCGAAGTGCTGGCCATAAAGAACCAGGGTTCCCATTGATGCCATGTACATCAAATAGGGATTATCGAGCCGGACCGTGTTTTCCCATGCCTTACACTTAGCCATTGCGAACCCTCCCTAGGTTCATCGCTGTGCCGGTTCCTTTAACGCCTTGTCGAAACCGTCAAGCCCCTG